GCATCTCCCCACCTCTGAGGACTTATGAACTGTGTAATCTGCGGACAACCAACTAAACCATTCAAAACAGGACAATACCCAAAAACCTGTTCTAAGGAATGTCTGTCTAAACTCCGCTCTGAGATCAGTAGACGCAACAAAGACCGAGTACGCTGGAATCAACGCCCACAAGAGAGACCTAGTAAGTTCCTTGAGGAAGTAGCAGAGAGAGATTATATCGAAGGCGTGTTGCGATGAGATATATAGACTTATTCGCTGGAGTAGGGGGATTCCGTTATGGGATTGATAGGTGTAATAGACCCACAGGGCAGAATAAAAAAGAAACTAAAAATAAAAAAAATAGTACCAACACTAAGAAAGGAAACACACGGGAACTTGCCTTTACTTGTGTTTACTCAAGCGAATGGGACAAATATGCAAACAGCGTCTACAGAAAACACTTTGGAGAATGCGATGACAGAGACATCAGAACAGTACCAACCTCAGAAATCCCAGACCACGACTTACTCGTTGGAGGAGTGCCCTGTCAATCGTGGTCGGTTGCAGGAAAAAGAGGTGGGTTTGACGATGAGCGAGGAAATATGTGGTTTGAATGTTTTAGGATACTTAGAGCAAAACAGCCTAAATACTTCCTCTTTGAAAATGTTAAAGGACTGCTCTCACATGACCGAGGTAAAAGCATGGAAAGAATATGTGAAGAACTTTGCGGATGCGGTTATGCAATAGATTTTGAGGTGCTGAATAGTAAAAACTTTGGTGTCCCACAGAACAGAGAAAGAGTTTTTATAGTAGGGATTAGACTGGATTTACTTGACAGTTGTCAGATATTTTAATATGATTAACTCATGGCAAAACACAAACTATATGCAGAAATGTATCAAAAGTACCAAAAAGGTTATTCTCTTGCAGAAGTTGGCAAAATGTATGGGATGTCTAGGCAATCGGTATTCTCAGGATTCAAGTGCCGAAAATATAAACTGCGAGAAAAAAAGCAACTACCATTTCTCTCATTTAATGGGGATAAGTTTACACTCCGCAACAATGGATATTATGGCAAAACCTATGGTAATAGAGAACTTATGCACCGAGTTGTTTGGGAACACACCAATGGTTCAATACCACCCAACCATGACATCCATCATGTCAACCACGATAAAACAGATAACCGCTTAGAAAATTTGGAGCTATATGAAAAATCAGAACACGCAAGAAAGTTTAATGCAAGACGAAATCAACATACCAAAGGAATTAAATGAAAAAAATAGACGAGCTAAAAATGCGACTACTGGAGAACCCAAAGATAAAAATGATGGCGTTCAACTTTCCTCAAGGTACTTGCAATACGCCTACGCTAAGCGACATCTTAGAGGAACGGGTAGACCAGAAGTATTTCCTCTCAGCGGAGCAAACAGCAAAACTCTTAAAGAACTTACCAAGGGACAGAGCCAAGGAATGAGGGTATACGAGCCTGAAATCAGCACAACCATCGCAAGCCAAGCTGGAGGCCTGGGAGCAAAGACTGGACTGTATGCAGTTCCAGTCCTTACCCCCGACAGAGCCGAGAAAAGACAAAACGGAAGGCGGTTCAAAACCAACGGAGAGCCAGCGTTTACCCTAACGGGACAAGACAAGCATGGAGTGATGGTTAATCGAAAAGATGGAATAAAAAAGCAGATTGATATTGCCGGCACACTTTCATCATCTGACTGGCGAGGACTTAATAGAAACCAAGATCAAACCGCAATCATGGAAAACATGGCAATCCGCCGCTTGACACCCATAGAAACAGAACGATTACAAGGCTTCCCTGACGGCTGGACTGAGTATGGCGCAGACGGAGAAAAAATCAGTGATACACAAAGATACAAACAAATGGGAAATGCCGTTAGTACGCCTGTGGTTAGTGCAATAATCAGTCGCTTAAAATGAGGAGGATGGGGTTTACGAAATATGATGGGCAACGCAGTAACAACCAACGTAGTATCAGCTATTATCGAAAGGATAACAAAAACGCCCACCGCTAAGTGAGCCTTTTTGAGAAAGGAGATAGTACCATGAAAAGAAAGAAAAGCAACAACTTAAAACCTGCTTTGCTTGGATTACTCTTAGGACTGTTTGTAACTGGGTTCATTCTAGGAATGATGAGTGTTAAGCAAGAACTACCACCACACGCAATTGGATACAACAAAGATGGTGGATTCATTTACAAAAGCGATTTTATTGGTCCACTTAATAAATACGATACAAGGGCTGAATGAGTACATCTATTACCGCAAAAAATGCGGGAAATGTTAGAAATGTCTACAAAGATGCCGAGTACATCGAGTTTATGAGGTTAGTGAATAATGGGGAATTACCTGACACCTGGGAGCTGACGGCAGAGGCTTTAGGAGTACACCCGAACACAATTAAAGCATGGAGAAAACTACCTGAGTTCAGAGAGGCAAAAAGAAAAGGTATAGAACACTGTCTAAAGGAAATGAGGCGAGCAGGTAAAGAAGATTGGAGACAGTGGGAAGCATCGCTTAGGCTCTTAGGGGTTAAAACATCAGAACAACCAACAACTAATATCCAAATCAATATACCAATCTTAGGAGGTAATACTGTACAAAGCAACAACAGCGACCCACAAATTATTGGAGCTACAGAAACGGATTAGAGGTGTCGCTGGTGGCACATCTGCCTCTAAGACAATCTCAATCCTACTTTGGCTTATTGATTATGCACAATCAACTGAAGGGGAGCTAATATCTGTTGTTTCTGAGAGTTTTCCACATTTGAAGCGTGGTGTTATCCGTGACTTTCAAAACATTATGGAACAGCACGGCTACTGGAATCCTGGGCTATGGAATAAAACTGATTATATTTACACATTTCACAAAAATAGCAGAATAGAGTTTTTTAGTGCAGACCAACCAGGAAAAGTAAGAGGGCCACGCAGGCAAGTATTATTTATCAACGAAGCTAACAACATTCCTTATGAAACTTTCACACAGTTAGAAGTGCGTACATCTAAGATTATCTGGTTAGACTGGAATCCCGTATCTGAGTTTTGGTGGTATACCGATGTACTACCGCATCAAGATGTAGACTTTTTAACGCTAACCTACAAAGATAATGAGGCACTTGATCCTGCTATCGTACAAGCGATTGAAGCTAGAAAACATAACAAGAACTGGTGGGCAGTTTATGGACTTGGACAACTTGGAGAGGTAGAGGGCAAGATTTACAAGGACTGGGCTACTATAGACGAGATACCACACGAAGCACGACTAGAACGCTACGGGCTTGATTTTGGCTACTCTAACGATCCCACAAGCATAGTTGCAATCTACAAGTACAACGGTGGACTAATCTTAGATGAGATTACCTATCAAAAAGGACTCAGCAACAAGCAGATAGCAGACATCATTACCAATCAGCCACAGGCGTTAGTGGTAGCAGATAGTGCCGAACCAAAGTCTATTGACGAACTAAAAAGCTACGGAGTCAACATTCTACCAAGCCAAAAAGGGCAGGGATCAGTCAATCAGGGTATTCAGAAGGTGCAAGATCAAAGAATAAGCGTAACCAAGCGCAGTCTTAATGTCTTAAAGGAATATCGTAACTACCTGTGGGAAACAGACAAAGACGGTAAAATACTCAACGTGCCAAATCCAGTATTCAATCATGCGATGGATGCCATACGGTATGGAGTTGAGAGTTTAGTACCACAACAAACCGACTTAGGAAGTGCAAAGAACGCAATTTATAAAGCCCAACAAAGAGTTAAAGGATTCTATGTCTAATCTTGATATCTTACTTACTCAAGAAAAACTATTCAAAGAGGTTGGCTCAGGTAAACTTACAATGGAGTATCTAGTTCATAATAGTGTGGTTAAGGGTGTTAGAGTATTTGGAAGCAGGAAGCTACTGTATAACCGATCACAAGAGGACAAGCAGGACAACGAACAAGCACTCAGAGATTTAGTGGGTAGAGTGGCAGATGGGTTAAGTAGAAAGACAAGAGAAGTACTACAGTTTAGTGTTACGGTCAATGATGGCAAGATAAACTTTGTTGAATGGCACAGCCAGCAAGACAAAAGATTTGACAAAACCAAATAATTATTGTATAAACTGCGGTAATAGCGTTTCAAGGCTCTAGCAAGTTGCGGAGAATAAACCGAAGCAAGACGCACCACCAATGGTGTGTTTTTTTTGTATGGCTAAAAACTCTCCTCTCACAACTAAACAAATAGATCAACTGACTGGCGATTATTCAACAGATTACGAATCCATTAAACCAATTCACGATGAGTTTGAGGAAAAAGAGAACATGATTCTCGGTACTCCAAAAGACTCAATCTCACAAAACGAGTCAGTTTCAACAGTACAAGACCCCACACTGCTTTCAGCAGTAATAAAACAAAACAACTCAGTAATGGCACAAATGCCAACAGGCAAAGTGACTGCCTTATCACTCAAGAATAGGGGAAAGTCGCTATTCATGGACCTAATTCTCCATGAACACATACTTCCACACGCCAAAACACAGTATGATCCCTACACGAAGTTATGGCTTCTTTCATTTTACAGAAAAGTATATGGCTCATTTGGCGTGATGGTTGACTATAATGTCGGCAAGAAGTATGTCGGTCCAGACTTCACACTGATTCCAGCACGCTCAATCATTCCGCAATCTGGCAGAACAACTATAGAGGGTTCAGATCATGTTTTCGTTAGATCAAAAGTAACTCGTGGGTGGCTTGAATCACGCAATAAGGATATCTGGAAAAACATCGACAAGGTTTTAGAGAAACCACATGGAATTGATGACTCATCACTTCAGACTGCCAACGAACAGAACTACCAGCGAACTTCAAATAAGAACGAGTTTGAACTTATCACAAAGTATGAGGGGGATCGGTGGGTAACATTCTCTAAAGATGCTCAGGTGGTTGTAAGAGATTTTGGCAACCCACAAAAGAATGATGAGATTCCTGTGGTTATGTGCCACGCATACCCACTGATGGACAGATTCTTTGGTCTTGGAGAGTTTGAACGAGGCAAAACACTTCATTACGCACTATCATCACTAATCAACCTATATCTTGATGGCGTTAAGATGTCTATATTCCCACCACTCAAGGTTGATCCAACCTCGATTGCTGATTGGAACTCATTTAATCTTGGCCCTGGTAGCGTCTGGCTTATGAATGCTGGTGGTATGCAAGGCATTGAACAGATGCAATTTTCTCCACAAGGACTCAACACATTTCAAAGCACTTACTCATTCCTTAAAGGAGCAGTTCTAACTCTCACTAACACCACTGATACCAGTGTGTCAGAGGGTACTGATCCTGGATTTGGTAAGACTCCACAGGCTCTCAAGATGCAAGCGATGACTGAGGGTATGAAAACTCAGTTTGACAGGCGAATGCTTGAGATTGCTACTGAGAACATCTTTGACAAGATGATTGATCTAATCGCAAAGAGGCAAGAAGAACCCATTGAACTCTACCTGCATGAAAAAGATCTAAGTAAGGTTGAGGAAGTTGCTCCAGATGTGGTTGAGATGTTTGAAACAGGCAATATGGGTCGGGTAGTTGTTAAACCGCAAGATATTGCCAATTGTGAATACCGCTATGAGATTGATGCTGGCTCAACAGTTAAGAAGGACGAGATCATCGAGAACCAAACACTCACAGAGCTTATCTCTCTAATCTCTAAGATTCCAGGCTCTATGGAACAAGTAATGCAAATGGGTGGGTTTAGGGTTGGTAACTCATTTATTAACTTCGGCGAACTGATGAAACGATGGGTTATATCAAGTGGTATTCAAGATTGGGACAAGATTATTCAGGAGCAAGACCCCAACCAAGCCAATTTTGAACAACAGGGACTCAATCAAGCATTTCAACAGATGCAACCACTCCAGACTTCTGAAGCACAGGCAATTATGGATGAGTTGATGGGCGGTATGGGTCAACAAGGTATGCCACCACAAGGTATACCGCCAATGGGAGGAATGTAGATGGAAACAGCTATTCATAATAGTGCCGATGTGTTTGCCTCATTTAGAGAGTTAAAGAACAGACCAGAGATTAAACACAAAGAGAGTGAAGCGGAGCAAATAGCACTACTTGCAAAAGATGACGGCTTCAAGGCGCTACAACGAGTCATTGAGAGGCAGATTGAAAACCTTGACCAGATGAAAATGGGCGTACCTGAGAGCTTAGAAGCGGTTGGATTTCGGTTCTTAGCCTGTCAGATTGCAACAGAGCAACTTAGATACATCCGAGACTTGCCCCTGTCTCTAGCGAAAGGCAGTCGTGGAAGAACAAACATTTGAGCAAGTTTGGGGAATTAGCGAGCAAGAAGTTGAAGAACTACGAAACAAGGCTCGTGAGCAACTTAAAAATACAAAGCATACATGGAGACAAAAGGGAGCATGGCTTCAATGTCGTTCATGTGAGCAACCTCACGCAACCTACATTGGTACAAAGCACATGATGGTTGGTGAGAACGATGATGGGACACCAATCCTAGTACATAGAGTTGGGGGTAAGAACAAGTGAATCACTCACTCCTTTCGGTTAGCTACTTATCTACCCCCAACCCTGTATATCAGGCAAGTGGTCGACCCCTTGTTGTGTGGTCTGTAACAAGTAAATAGGAGAGGCATCATGACTGATGAACTCGAGGCGCAAAACGAACAGGTGGAAGCGCAAACACCTACTGAGGAAACGCCAACTCAGGAAACTGATTCCACAGAAGAAGCACAACCTCAAGCCACCGAGGCAGAAGTGGTGGAACAAGGAGAAACTAAAAAGCCGACACGATCTGAACGCAGAGTCGAGCAACTTTTGAAGAAATTGAAAGAGCGTCCACAAGTCGATGACTTTCATCAAACGCAGGACGAACCCTTAATTAAACCAGAAGAAATGGAAACAGGGATTGATCCAAGCGCATTAGAACAACGCTTCAACTCAAGGATTCAAAACGCTACTGCTCAGACACGTCAACAGATCAAAGCTGAATTGGCGTATGAAAATGAGGTCAAGTCGCATATGTCAGACCTTGAGTCTGCCATGAAAGACTTAGACCCAAGAGTGGAAAAGCTGGCGGTTAGGCAGTATCAAGCTACCAACTACCAACTCAATCCACTTACAGGTCAGCCAATTTTCGTACCAACAGTCAAGTTCAGCGAGATAGTGAACCAAATCAAAGGCGATTTGGAAGATTTAACAGCTTCTAGGGTTGCTGAGTCAGCAGAGCGAGTCGCAAGAATCGCACAAGAGGGCGCAGTACAACCAGGAACATCGAGCAAACAAAAACTTGGTGTTGATGATCTAAAGAGAAGTCTTTGGAAAAATCCAGAAGCAGTCGCTAGAGAATTGGAAGGCAGACTTGGTTACTCTGAGGATTAGTATAAGGAAATCATTGTATGGCAGCTGAAACAACCACAACGCTATCCAATGAGCTGATGACTTTCTACTCGAGCAAGTTTATCGAGAGAGCAAAGAACATTCTTGTCCACGCACAGGGATTTCAAAGAAGCACTCATGGTAAATACTCGGGCAAAGTTATGCGAATGAATCGCTATACAGCTCTGAGTGTAGCTTCAACAGCACTTACAGAAGGCACTAACCCAACTGAGGTGTCTATCTCCAGCTCCACTGTTGATGTGACGTTAGCTGAGTATGGAACGACTGTCAAAGTCGCTAAATTACTTAGCTTGACAACCATTGATCGTGAGGGTCAAGAGAAAGTCGAGCTTATTGGTCAAAACATGGGTGAAACCCTTGATGACTTGGCTCGAACCGCTCTATACGGTGGTGCAACCGCCCAACTAGCAGGTGCAAAATCTGCTTTAACTGATGTTGCTGCAACCGACACGTTTGATGCAGATGAAGTCAGAAAAGCAGTCCGAACCCTGAAAGTTAATAAAGCCCTTCGCTATGCTGATGGATACTTCCTCGGCAAAGTTGGTCCTTACTCAAGCTATGACTTGATGGGTGACTCAACTTGGGTAAATGCACACACCTATAAAGATGGTGCTGAACTGTACAAAGGAGAGATTGGACGACTTCACGGTGTTCGTTTCATTGAAACCAACTACCAAAAGTCCGAATCCTCAACTGTCACTGTCTACTCCAACTTCATTCATGGAGACAAGGCAGTGGGTGAATACAACTTAGAGGGTGATATGCCCAAGTTGTACATCAAAGTTCCAACCGCTAGTGACACCTCCAACCCTGCAGATCGTTATTCAACGCTTGCTTGGGCTGGGGTTTACGCCGCGAAAGTTCTCGTAAGCACCTGGTGTCTTAATGTTAAATCGGGTGCGACAAGTTAGGAACTAGCCACTGTTATATGGTATAATCCCCCTAGTATAGTCTTACTAGGGGGATACCATGATAAAAACAAAAATATGCAAAACTTGCAGAAAACAATTCACTCTAAATCTAAAACCAAGCGATTGGAAAGTAAGGCGGTATTGTTCAAGAAAATGTGCAAATGTGGGTATGAAGGGTATTCAACCATGGATGAGATTAGAAGGATTGGCTATCGGACATGGGTGGAATAAGGGTAAAACGGGTTACATGAGTGCTGAAGGTAGAAAAAACATAGCTGAATCAGTAAAAAGAACTATAGCAAATGAAACACCAGAAAAAAGAGCAGAGAGAATCAGAAAGGCAATAAGCAATAGAAAATCGAACTTTGGCAAGAATCACAAGCGAGGTAAAGAACACCATGCTTGGAAAGAAACAGGGCTTAATTATACGAATACACACAAATGGGTAAACAAAATGAAGCCAAAAATGGGTGTCTGTGAAACTTGCGGTCAAGAAGGTAGAACAGAATACTCAAATGTAGATCATAAATATAAGAGAGTAATTACAGACTATATGGAGTTATGTAAAAAATGTCATCAAAAATGGGAAAAAGATCATAACTTATGAAAACAACGCGCGATCAAGATATGGATTTTTTGACCCTCAAGGCTGAGGAGAGTCAAGATGATTCTCATGCTAAGGCGGTAAGAGAACAAATCTATCACCAATCAAAGGATGTCTACCTAGAAAAGAAGCGCGGTGAACTGGCAGAGTGGATTAAGCGAGGGCTATATGCCTATCAGAGTGCCGATCCTAAGAAGAAGGAAATCATGGCACAGTCTGAGATGAACATAGATCGAATAGAGCGAGAGATTAAATTATATGCTGGGAGCGAAGCCTTCCAACAAACACTAGCAAAAGCAGCCGCCAAGATTAGCAATTTACAGGCGGAAGTATTTATTACTAAAAGGGGGAAACGTGAAAGACAAAAACCTCATTGAGGGCATTAGAAAAGCCCACGAAGTATTGATGATGTGTCCAGATGCACTTGATGTTGCACTTGGCGATGCTCGTGCAGGATACGCCTACGCCTATGTAAACAAAACCAAAGAGGCAGTTAAGGTTCGTAATGAAGCTAGAACTATCCTCTGGCAGACATGGCAAGCTGGAGCATACTCATTCTCTGAAATCTCACAAATGCTTCGGGTTGATGAATTAGCAGTTAAAGCCGCCCTTGACCCAGAGTGGCGACAGGAGATGGGAATTGAGTAGTATTATCCACTCAACTAGTGTTGCTACAGAATCTCAGGCATTACCAAAGGCTTCACCGCCTGAGAGTGTGCCTGAGAATGTAGAACTTCCTATAAGTTCTCAGATTGCTGAGAGTGATGTTCCTTATGTTGCCAAACACCTAGAAGGTGCGATGGTATGGGATAAGTTAGATTCAAGAACACAGGAGAATGGGGAACTAATTGATGATATGTTTAAGAAAGCAGTCAAGTCTGGTAGGTACAGAGATGACAAGATTGGGTTTAGTGAGTTTATCAAGCACTATGAGAAAGTAACTGATACCAAAAACTCTCCTCTCACGATGAAAGTCAATGTAATAGCTGAGTTTCTCAGATACTCACAAAGGAGAAGCGAATATGAGTCGTAACCACCCAACCCAACAAAGTGAGCAGAAGGTGCTAAACAAGGCATTTGAACAATCAAAACAAGCCATAGCAGTGGCAGGAGTTGAGACAGATGGTACTAACGAGTTGTATAAGGTGTCATCACTAGTAGCTAAAAAAATTACTACATCAGGCAACTATACCTATATAGCCACTGCACCGATCGGAACAGCACAAGATACAGCAGGTTGGCAGGTAAAAAGGATAGAAGTATCTGGAAATGACACGATTATCACTTGGGCAGATGGAGATGCTGAGTTCAATAACGTAGTAACCGACTTGACCGCACTATCCTACTCATGAAAATAGCAGTTATTGAGACACACTGGAAGTCTATATCTGGCAAAGAACGAACCAGTGCCATTGACTACTATCGCTCCATTTCTCCAATTCAGTATGCAGGTAAAAAGATGGGTTGGGAAGTTGATGTTATTCGTGGTCTTGGAGCAAAACCATCGGTTAAGGAATACGCAAGACTCAAGGAATACGACCTTGTGTGGTTGTCATACCTTGATAACTCAGTAGCACTCAAGTATTTGGTTGATACTGGTACTCCGTATACAATGGATTTTGATGATGATCTAATCAACATAGACCCGACAAATCCAGTTGGACAACAATACCACCCTGAGAGTCAGGCATTTAAGACTCTCATTTGGGCAATTAAACACTCCCCAAATATCACGGTTAGCACACCGCATCTAAAGAGTGTTTATCAGCCACTCAGAGGTGGAAAGAATATCACTGTACTTAGAAACTCGGTGCTACTTGATGACTTTGTTAGACAGCCAAAAGTACAAGATGACAAGATAGTCATTGGCTATACTGGTGGGATTACTCATTATGGAGATATCTTTCATTCTCCATTTTGGGGGGCAATTAACTATTTGTTTGGTAAGTATCAGGGCAAGATTGCCTTGAAAGTCTTAGGTATGATGCCTGATCTCTGGTGGAAAGACCTAGAGGACTTCAGATATACAGGTGGTACTTCAGACTATATTGACTACAAGAAAACACTTAGTGAGTGGATTCGTGATGTAGATATTGCAGTCGCTCCACTTCACCACACCTATTTTAATAAGAGCAAGTCATTTATTAAGGCGATGGAGTATTCAGTCAACGCTGTGCCAGTCGTAGCTACAAGAATTGAGCCATATGAGGAATACGACAACAAGACTGGCTCAATACTTCTTTGTGAAGGTCATAAAGATTGGGTTGATAACTTAGAAATGCTCATCAATGATGCTCAGGCTCGAACAGAGTATGGAAAGAAGTCGCTTGCGAGAGTAAAGCAACTTAGTTTAGATAAAACCTACGACAAATGGGCTAAGTATGTAGAGAAGATTGCAAGAAAGCCCGAAATGAGGGGTTTAGTAAGCTCCCATGAGGTAAAAAGTGTACTATTTTCATGTCTAGCGTTTGGTAGTATGACTGGTAGTGAACTATATGTTTACGACTTAGCTAAAGAATACATCAAACGAGGAATTGAGGTTGGTATTTGGGCAACACACTACGGCAATGACTACTTAGATGAAGCCAAAGCACTTGGAATCACTATCTATACAAGCAAACCAAAAAAGAAGTATGACATCTATCACGCACAACAGGTAGAACCGACACAGCGAGTCTTAGGACTCGGCAGGGTTATTCAGACCGTACACTCTGAGATACTACCTGACTTTGAGTTTCCAGTTGTGGGAGTTGATAAGTATATTGCAGTTAGACCAACGATTGAAGCATTCCTATCAAATCAAACTAACAGGCCAACTAGAGTGATATTCAATGGAATTGATACAAATCTCTTTTACAGAACAGGAAAGAATAACGGAAGGATTCTTTTTGTTGGTAAAGATGACTATTTAAGACACGACACAATCGAGGAATTAAAGAAAACAGGAAAACTATTTCATTTTCAAGGAAGCTATGAAGAAGTAGCAGAACAGACAAGACAGTGCTACAAGACCGCATCAATTATGCTTGGTAGGACTACGATTGAGGGTTGGCATTGTGGAAAAGTCGGGATTGTGTATCGAGTTGACGAGAGTGGGAAAATCTTAGGTAAGCAAGAGATGCCACCACCAATGGATTTGCTCCCATTCACAATCGAGTACATGGCAGATGAAACACTAGGATTTTATGATTAGTCTACTTTTACCAACGAGAGGCAGGAGAAGCGAGTTACAGCGTTTCCATGAGTCTGTGTTTCAAACTGCTGATGCTCCTGACAATATAGAGATTATCTGCTATGTCGATGATGATGACACTTCCTACGATGGACTAGAACTTAGGCAGACTAAGTTTATCAATGGTAAGAGAATAGTCTTATCAGAAATGTGGAACAGGTGTTTTGAGGCTTCAAAGGGCGAGATACTTGGACACATGGGAGATGATATTATCTTTCGTTCACAGGGTTGGGATACCTATGTATTTGAGGCAATCAACAACTTCAAAGACAAGATAGCATTTGTGTATGGCAGAGATGGGTTCTCACCCTCTGACTTTGGTACACATGGATTCATTCATAGAAAGTGGGCTGAAATTAGTGGCTTTTTTGTTCCCCCGTACTTTTCTAGTGACTACAACGACACTTGGTTTAATGACGTGGCGAAAGCTGTTGGTAGGCATATTCATATACCAGAGATTTACACTGAGCATATGCACTGGATTAACGGTAAAGGAGCTAAGGATCAAACACACCTAGATAGACTTGCAAGGCATCAAGCCGACAACGTACAAGCTATCTATGAGAGTAAGAAGTCGGAGCGTGATGATAACGCTAGCAAATTACTCGAGTATATAAGGAGTATATGAAAATTGGCATGATTGGTTTAGGTAAATTAGGACTTCCAGTAGCCCTCTCTATTGAGAATAAGGGGCATGAGGTCATGGGATATGACATCAATCCTCAAGTCGCTGAGTACATCAAAAATAGACAAATCCCCTACCAGGAAGAAGGCACGCCAGAGTTACTAGAAAAAACTAATATCAAACTAGGAACGCTAGAGGAGGTGGTAGAGTTTGCAGACATTATCTTTGTCCCTATTCAAACCCCACACCATGAGAAGTTTGAAGGCATTACGAGACTTCCTGATGAGCGAGTGGATTTTGATTACACATATCTTGTTAAAGGTATGCAGAGCATATCTAGGGCTTGTACTAAGGATAAAGTGGTAGTCATAATCTCAACCGTACTACCAGGAACTGTTGAGAGGTACATTTTACCCGTCATCTCAAAACACGTTAAACTTTGCTATAACCCATTTTTTATAGCGATGGGTACAACCAGAGCAGATTTTGAATATCCAGAATTTGTGCTTTTAGGTTGTGATGATCTGGAGATCTCAGAGTATGTTACTAACTTTTACAGGACAATTCATGATAAGCCAGTATTTAGAACCTCAATTAAAAACGCTGAACTGATTAAGGTTATCTACAATACTTTTATCTCAACCAAGATTGCATTCATCAATACCGTCATGGAGGTTTGTGATAAGACTGGCTGTAATGTTGATGTGGTGAGTGATGCGATTGCTCTAGGAACAGATAGGCTTATCTCAACTAAGTATTTGCGAGGTGGCATGGGTGATGCTGGTGGCTGTCATCCGAGAGATAACATAGCCCTATCATGGTTGGCTCGTGAAAAACACTTATCTTATGATTGGTTTGAAAACATTATGATAGCCAGAGAGAAGCAAACTGAGTGGCTTGCCTCTTTAGTCAAGAGTGTTAAAGATCACTTTGCTATGGATGTCATAATTCTTGGGGAAGCATATAAAAAGAATATCAACCTCACAATAGGCTCATCTAGCACTCTCTTATCTAATCTGCTAACTGAAATGGGAGTGGAGCATTCCACATTTGATCCACTTACTACGCCACTACCATTCAAGGCTGGCACTCTTAGACCAGCGATTTACTTTATAGCAACCAATCATGATGTATTTAAGGAATATGAGTTTGAATCAGGCTCAGTAGTACTAGACCCCTGGAACATTATCAAAGACCAAAATGGGGTTATCGTAAGGAGGATAGGGAGATGACATACACTTATAACACTATTGTAGAGTTTATCCGTAACGTGTTTGATGTAACTGATAAGGCAGATAAGACTGAAAAGAAGGCAATTATTGCTGTTTCCGGTGGTATTGATAGTGCTGTATGTCTGCACTTACTCTATCTTAATTTAGGCAAAGAAAGAATGATTGCGGTGTTACTTCCCTATGGCGAGCAGGATATGACCGATGCAAGACGTGAGTGTGAAGCACTTGGTATAGTGCCATTGATTATTGATATCAAGCCTGCTGTAGACGTACTTGCTAGAAGCAACGACCAAATGCGACTCGGTAACATCATGGCTAGAGTAAGAATGATTTATCAGTATGACCTAGCAAAAGAACACAACGCTCTTGTTTGTGGAACAGAGAATCTATCTGAATACTATCTTGGGTACTTCACTCTCTTTGGAGATCAGGCTTGTGACTTCTCCCCAATTGCACATTTAACCAAGACAGAAGTAAGACGATTGGCAACAGAATTAAAGATTAGTAATGCTATTCAGACAAAAGCACCGTCTGCTGGGCTATGGACTAACCAGACTGATGAACAAGAACTTGGCTTTACCTATGAGGAAGCTGACTTGCATATTAAACATCAAGTTTACTCATCTAGAGTAAGCGATAGGATTGCTAGAACCCATTTTAAGAGAGAAATACCATACAAAGTAGTTTAAGTCTATTGACAACACAACATATAGTGGTATTATTAGGTTGTTCTATCTCCCAAGACAGGGACTCGGAACAGGTATAACTCACGTTCTATCGTGGGTTTTTTTGTATAAAAAGGAAAATATGTTATATCCAACACCAGTTCCAACACCAACGCTACCAGTAGGTATGCAACAGCCTTCGCAGTATCAATCTCAGTACATTCCAAACCAATCACTCTATCAAGGACCACTACTTCCGAATCAGAACGTAAGTGCCTTTAGAAATTACAATGTTGATCAGAGTGTAAGTCGAACACCCTCAGCACCAGCACCAGTTCCGACACCTCAGCAATCTTCTGGTGGTGGAGTTAACCTCAAAGACCCAAACTCCAGTCCTGGAGCTGGTTGGTGGTGGGACGCTGCCGATGGTTGGAAGTTTTCAGGTGGAGATGCTCAAGCTGAAGCAGACCGCAGGGCGCAGGAAACCAGAGATATCATCAATTCTGGCTATAACTCTGTAGAGAGCAGAATGCAAGGCCTGATTCCATTCTATGAGGGTCAACAAAACACTCAGCTACAATCAGCGCAGGATATTTACAGCCAGATTGCTCAAGGTCTGGGAGAGTCTAAGCAAACAGCCATTGATAAGCTGGGGATTGCACGAAACCAAGTACAAGCTAATGTGGCAAACAGTGCAAAAGACTTACAACAAAACTTACTTGGTGTTATCCGCAATACTGGTATGCAACTTGGTGCGATGGGGGCTGGAGACACCTCGGCATCTAATGTGATGGCTCCATATGCTTACACAAAACTAGCAGGTCAAGAATATGGCAAGATTCAAAGACAAGGTAATGACCAATTGTTCCAAATTGACACTCAAGAAAGAGATACTGAAAACCAGTATGTTCAAATGGTCAATCAATCTAACATCGAGAAAGAGCAACAACTTCAAGGAATTAGGGATCAATTTGGTAGCATCATAGCTCAGTTAAGAAACCAAATGACAACTCTGCCGGCAGATAGGGCGAGAGAGCTTGCCAGTCTGCAACAAAACCTTTTACAACAGGCTCAGGGCAGACTCTCTCAAATTGAAAGCTACTATATGAACCTACAGGGAGAAATACAAAACTGGGCGCAGAATCGTATGGCACAGCTCAATGATGCCAAGATCCAACTTTCTCAGCCTGCTAACTTCAACCCTCAAGACATTGTTTTTCAAGAGTTACAGGCAAGAAACATGGTAAATAACACACCATCTAGTGCTTACTGGAATCCAGAGATCATGAAGAAACGCCGAGAGGAATTAGGATATTAAGGGAGGAACATGGCATTATCCGCCAAAGACCTTCTTAAAAAACTGAAGGAAAACACTCTTGATAAAACTACGCTTGATGAGCGTATTGGTGGAGTGGTTAGAAGGAACACCTTGCTTGGTAACATTGGCTCAATGGCTTATAGGGCTGTGAACACTCCAAGACCAGATGTTTCAGGGTTTGCTCCGCAGTACAATAAGCTGAGAAGCACACTACAGCAACCTGCTGGCAGAGTAGGACAATCAATAATTAACGCATCAAATGCGTTAATAAACTCTCCACTTGGTGCACCTGGTAGAGTAGTGATGGGTAAGAGTAACTCAGCACCTGGACGATGGATTCAAGGCTATCAGAGTAGTGTTAGAGATAATGTACTCAAGGCTGGTCAATCATTTGACAAGAACTTCAGCCAAATAGATCAGGGCCAGTCATTCACTCAACGACTTCCAACTATAGCAAGTGGTGTCTGGAATACTGCAAAAGCACTCTCACAGGTAACACCAAAAGGGGTGGCAACAATGGCAGTTCCCTCAGTAATTGGCGGTGGTGTGGCGTTAGCACAGAAGCAAGACCCATTTATCGGTGCTGGTAGGTCTGGGGCTGAGTTTCAAAGTTGGCGACCAGTGCTTCGTATAACAGACCCACTTACTGCAAAAACAGCTCAAAAAGCAATGTTGGCAGTATCAGGCAGAGGAGCAAGCAGACTGGCAAAAATACCCATTAAACAACTTGCTGTACAACAGTTAGCACAGCGAGGTGTAACAGGTATTGGAAACACGATTGAGGACGAGATACTAGCAAGACTTGATGGGTTAAAACCAACCACAGGACAAAGAGCTTCATCATTCCTTATTGGTGGTGCGATGGGTGGCAATAGCCAACTACTAGACCAAGCCAAACTCAGGTTTACTAAGAAAGACTTCGAACAGGTGGCAAAACAGGTGGGCAAGACTGCAAAAGAAGTTGAAAAAGTATACACAGATAGTCTGGCTCGTAGAGTAACTATTACTGATAACACAGGTAAGTCAAGATCAGTTATTACTGATAAGGCAGGTTCAGGAGATTGGATTGCTTGGGCTTCTAACAATGGTTATAAATACGATGTCGAACTAACCAATGGTAGCTTGGGCAGTGTTGGTGGTGGACAGAAACCCCCCACTGATCCCACAGAAGCACTAAAGGTAGAAGCTAGGAAGGCGGTAGCAGAAGGTAAGAGTGCTGAGGAGTTTGTCGCTAGCGTACATAAACAAATAGAGGATCCAGCTAATGGAAAATCTTTTACTGCACTCGCACAAGAATATGGTTTACCGACCAACGAGCAGAAAATACTAAATGATGTTGAAGCACTGCGATGGAGTAAAGATGGACCTAAGACATACCCAGAAGCAGCCAACCAACTTGGCGTAGGTCAGCAGTATAAAGACATAACGGCAAAAATCAGTAAAGAATCAGACGCTAGGTACAAAAACCCATACGGCAATGTTGGTATGCTCAATGAAACATATACACGCCAAAAACTCACCGACCTCTACAACCAAGCTAAGGGAGTTACCCAAGCAAAACCAGGAAAAGTATCGCTAAAGCCAAAAATACAAACGGAAAAGCCAGCGATTGCACCTGGGGTGGTAAATACTCAACAACCTTCTTTGTCGCAAGGTACGCAAAAAGTAAAATTAAACCAACCACAAACAAAAGTAGCGGTGCAACAACCAGGAGTGGAAAATAAGAAGGCATTAGACGACATTATAGCAGAGGGTCGCAAGTCTATTGGTGCTACCAACGGTAATAAAGACAAAAAATCAGTCAGACAGGTACTATCAGAGGCATATACTCAGTGGGTAGATAGGTATAACCCACTTACCCAGGCTTCAAGACAAGCCAAAAAAGCACTTAAAGTAAAGGGCGCAGAACTTAGACCAGAGTACGATCCAGAGTATCTAGTGAGGCGATTAACTGGCGCTGGCGGAATTGCTGACTACAGATTTAATACTGAACTAAAGCCGACCATTGATGCTATAGATCAAGCAGGTATTCCCAAGCTGGATATGGATACCTACCTTGCTCACAAACGTATGGCTGGGTTTGGAGATGTTGGTCGTGAAGTGTATGGTACAGACCCAGCGAAGTCTCGCCAGATAACACGGGCATTAGAGGCTAAATATCCAGAGATTAGTCGGCTTGCAGACCAACTCTACAGATACCAAGATCAAGGGCTACAAGAACTAGCAAATGCAGGCTTTTTATCAAAAGAAGCTGTAGATGCGATGAGGTCACAAAACCCCGATTATTCGCCATTGTATCGTGTCATGGACGAGATGAACGACTACCTCGGTCTACCAACGAGAAAAACCATGCAGGGGAGTAATCCAGTAGTCAGAATTAAGGGTTCAACAAAACAAATTGATTCGCCACTTGAAAACATCATCGGTAACACGTTTAGCCAGCGAGCAGCGATTGAGAAAAACAGAGTGGCTCAGTCTATTGTTGGATTGCAAGATATTACCGATATGGGTTTTGAAAAGGTTGCCAAGTCGGGTAATGACACCATCACTGTTTGGAGGGACGGCAACAAAGAATACTGGAGAGTTGGTAGTGACATAGCAGATACCGCCAAGGGACTGAACGAAGAAAATATGAACATGGTGTTGAAAATCCTACAAGCACCAGCTTCACTTCTCAGACAAGGAGCAACTGGTAGAAATCCAGACTTCATGCTTCCCAACATAATCAGAGATCAGTTAGACGCAGGTATCACATCTAAGTATGGGTATATCCCCTTTGTCGACTATGTATCTGGTCTCAAGTCAATGCTGAAAAACGATGAGTATTATCAAAGATGGGCTAATTCTGGAGCCAAGATTGACCTAGGTGAACTATCTGGTCGCAAGTCCATCCAGCAACTATTTGACGAAAAGAAAACCAAAAGGGGATTATTCGGTTGGTTGAGTGCCGGCCTTGATGTAATGGGTAAATACTCAGAACAACCAACGCGTGTTGGACTATTCAAAAAAGCATACCGGAAAACAGGAAATGAATTGTTGGCAGCGATGGAATCGAGAGATGCAACTGTTGACTTTGCTCGTATGGGTTCAAAGATGAAGGTAGCTAACTCAATTATTCCGTTTCTAAACGTTGGTGTTCAGGGATTTGATAAGTTGGCTAGGTCAATCAAAAACCAACCTGGCAAGGTTGCTTTCAACCTTGGCGTATATGCGGCACTTCCAGCAATTACTACCACGCTTTGGAATCTTACCAACCACGGCGAGGAATACTCCCAGATACCACAATATGTAAAAGACACTAACTTTGTTCTTGTTACTGGTACGAATAAAAATGGTGAAGTTGAATATATTGAGATACCAAAGGGAAACGTAGTACCCATTGTTGCCAACCCCGTTACTTCATTTCTTGAATACCTTGGTGGGGCAAACCAACAAACGCTTGGACAACTAGCCACACAACTACTCTCTGAAACACTTCCTGTTGTAGAAGGAGGACAATCACTCAAAGAAGTGGCGGTCAAGACAATTGGGAGTAACTTACCCCAGGCCATGAAACCATTGACTGAGAACTTAATGAATAAGTCGTTTTTCAAGTACGACAACAAGACAAATGAGACAAAAGAGATTGTTCCTTACTATTTGAAAGATAAGCCGGCCTATGAGCAGGCGTATGAGTTTACACCGGAGATGTATAAAAAGGTTGGGGCATTATTAAACGTGTCTCCACTACAAGTTCAGAACCTGGCAGAGGGGTACTTGGCCGGATTTGCCAAGATACCAGCGAATATTATTGATATCATGGTTGATATTTCTAAGGGAAAACAGGTTGACTCAAACCAGATTCCAGTAGCAAGAAGATTCTTCCAGCACACGTACCAGTCGTCAAAATCTGCTCCGAAAGAGACAATTAAAGCACCATCAATGATGGAACGATTAACTGGTAAAGCTGATGCAAGCACCCAGGATTCAATGGCAATTCCAGAAGATCAAGCCACATTCAATGAACTCTATAACGAAGCATCCAAAAAAGCTAAGTCAATCGAAGAAAAACGGATGATTGAGTATGATCCAACCCTGAGTGAGAGTGAGAAACAGGCTAAACTTGCCAAGCTACAAGAGAGATCGGTTGCATGGGCGCAGGTACTAGCAGAAATGGAGAACGGGCATCCTGAGAAAGTATTTGAGGCGCAGCTTGACACCTACAAGACTGGTTCAGGTAGAACCGTAGAGGAACGTGGCGAGTGGGTATACAAAAAGCTAGAAACAGCCAAAGATGAAAAAGAACTGCAATCCCTTATCAATCGAATGTGGGAAGAAAAGGTACTTACCACTGGCTCATCTGGAGTCGCTCAGTATTTAGAAGATACCTATGGAATTAAACTCAAATACACCGGGACTAACAAGAAAATTAAAGTAAGTTCTGGCAAGAGCAAAAAGATTAAACTAGGCTCAACACCACAGATGAATACACCAACCATTAAGTTTTCAACACCGCAATTTAATCCTATCTCAATGAGTATTCCTAAAATAAATATACAGATGCCGAAGTCAAACCGAGTTAAAATCAAACCGAGTATAGATTTGCGCAAGGTTAAGTTTGTATAATTCCTTGACATTTTGCGTGAATAGTAGTAGATTGTAATTGGCTTTTCCTCTGCCGAAATTGAGGACATGAGCCACCCTAAAGTTGGGGTGGTTTTTTTGTACCTAAAGGACATATGACAGTTACGCAGATACTCCAAAAAATCCACAGACGCTACGAGGGGTCAACTGATTACCCAGAATCCGGTGACGATGATTACGAACTCCGTCTAGCACTACTTGGTGATGGAGTAGAGGCTTGGGCTGATGAGAACTATCCGTGGGTAGAACTCTATGTAACTCTATCTGACGCTTCTACTGGAGACAAGACTACTGATGGTACAAGTGTGATTGACTGCCCCACTGACTTTCTAAGACCAGCCACCATGCTACAAATTGGAAACACATATTACTCATTCCAGAGAAAAGAAAAAACAATCAATACTCTACGACAAGACTCCTCAGCGTACTACTTCACAGTTGTTGGTAGTCCTGGATCAAAAGATATTCATGTTAATCCAACACCTGAAACTGGACTCACTATCTCATACGGATATATCAAATCTCCTACTAGACCAACTACAGGGGCAGATATTCCCCAAGTTCCTAGACCAGACTATCTTACATACTATGTGCTGGCAGCACTCTATGAGCAAGACTACCGAAACGACATGGTCAACTTCTACGAACAGAAAATGCAAGAGGAACTACAAAAGATGGTCATAGACCATGTATCTAAACCAGCAGATCATGTCAATTCGATAGCAAATATAGGTAACAGGCTGTATGGAACTGGCTTTGGTGTATGAGAGCAAACAAACTGCCTACCAGTAAAATAAATAAATATGAGTTGGTCATAGATGATTATTCTGGTGGGTCAAATACTGTTATCTCAGAGGCAAGATTGGGCAAAAAGAAAGCGAATACTAAGTTTGCTGTTGAAGCTACCAACCTACAACAATGCCAAGATGGTATTTGGGAAACAAGAAGTGGTACTGGTAACTACGGTATAGCGATTAGTGGTGCATCATCTCTTGATGGTGGGATCGAATACATTGATGCTGATGACACAAGACATATCTTAGTTGTTGGTGGTGGTAAGTTGTGGGATTCAACCGACAATGGCGCAAGCTGGAGCGAAGTGTCTGGTGCGACTTTTACTTCTGGCTATAGACCGTACTTTTTACAGATCAAAAACCAGATGTGGATTAGTAACGCTAATAATGCACTTGCGTATTACGATGGTACTAATCTTAATACTTTTTCTGCTATTGCCGATCCAGTATCAGCTCCAACTCTCTCAAGGGGTGCAGGACTAACTACTGGCTCATATACTTACTATGTTAGATACACGGCCAATAATGATGTTGGTTACACAAACCCATCTCCAGCACTTGAAGTAACCGTTGATAAGCCAAGAGAGCAGTGGGATATTGCCAGTGATGAGTATATCGACTACACCATTCCAGGTGCTATCTCTGATGCCGAAAGCTATGACTGGTGGCTTGGTAGTGTAAGTGGAAATGAGTATCATTTGGGTTCATCTACAGAACTTACCTTTAGAGATCAGGGAGATGCTACTAATCCTTACTCTGAAACCCCAGACGATAACACAACCGCAGCTCCTACTTTTGGTCCAATGGAAATGTCAGGAAACAGGCTGTGGGCTACAAAAGACCCTGTTAATAAGTGGCGAGTGTATGGTACTGGTACTGGTCAGTATTTGGGTTATTTCAGCCCATTTTACGGTGGATTTTGGATTGATATTGAAAAGGGTGGTCGATATAAACCCATATCAGTTGTTCACTATAGAACTGGTAAGGGAGATCCAATCATAACTGTACTTTGTTCAAGTCCTGATGGACTCGGTACTATTTTTCAGGTTGAACTATCATCTCTCTCAGTGGGCGATGTTACCTTTACCGTACCAATCGCATATAAGTTAGTGGGGTCAATCGGTGCTGATGCTCCTGCTTCTGTTACTAAGTTTATGGATAATGTTGGATTCCTCAACAAAAAAGGTGTGTTTTTTCTAAGGAACAAAGAGCAGATGTTCAACGTTCTAGCAACAGATGATATGACCGCACCAATCAGAAATCAGTTTGAATCACTTAATGAATCATATATAGAGAACGCTTGTGGCTATTACAGCCCACCAAGACTAATCTTTAGTGTTACTACTGGAACGGCTAACGATAGGACATTTATTTTTGACCTTGAGCGAAGGAATTGGGCTTGGGCATGGAACATAGGATTTAAGCAGTTTTTTGAGTACACAGACACAGCAAATAAGACGCATTTGCTTGGTATACCAACTTCAGGATCAAGACTTGTTGAAATCTCAAGTAACTACCTATCCGATCTTGGAAGTGCATTTTTAGCACAGTATCTCTCTCCGCTTATCCCAATCAATGCAGATGACCCAAGAGAACAAGCTAAGATTCAAGAAGTTATCTTTGAAATTGGCGGACTACTTGGCGATGTAGATGTGGCTATTTTGGGCAAGACCAAGAGTGGCGATGTATCAGTGGCAGCAACTGATACAGTTGCCTCAACTATGTCATCAACTGGTTGGGGAGATGATGCATTTTCTGATATACAGTTTTCAGATACAACCAATGCTCCCACTACCTTTGCTCAGTCATCTAGGAGAAAAAGACTCAGAGTAAACAAAAAGTTCTACGCTACACAGTATCGAGTAAAAAGTAATAGTACGGATACTTACTGGCAACTTTTATCCATTCAGGCAAATGGATTCAGGCTACCAGGTAGAAGTCCGAGTAATTGGAGTTAATTATGTCAGCTACACAATTAGCAACAGGGTTGCTTTTCGAAGCGAAACCAAGATGGTCAGGCACTATTGGTGCAGGTGGTGTTGCTGCAGCAGGTACAACCACCATTCCTTTATCATCTGCCGCCAACCTAGACAATGGCGATGCATATGTCTTTGTTATCAATAGGGTTACAACTTCAGGAGCTAAGAACGAACTCTCTGAGATGGAAACTGTTATTGGAGAGTTATCAGGCACTAACTTTGTGAACTGTGTCAGAGGTCAAGAAGGTACTGCTCAGGCTTGGGAAGCTGGAATAGTTGTTGAGATTCTTTTCACTGCAACTCATTGGAACAAGATGATTGACGCATTTACCGCAGAACACAGTCCTGACGATGGTACTCATAAAGATGTAACCGCTACTAGTGTAACTTCTGAAACTATTGAAGCTACCACCTCAGCAGACTTAAAAACACTAGCCATTGATGGTGGTACAGCCATGACTGCAGTCAAAGACGAAGACGACATGGCTTCCAACTCTGCTACTGCATTAGCTACACAACAGAGTATAAAAGCGTATGTTGATACTCAAGATACCTTATACACAAATACCAACATAGGTATGGCTCGTCAAGCTATTATCAATGGTAACTTTGATGTCAGTCAACGTGCCACTACTTTTGTAGCAGGTGCGAATAACGATGATGTTTACACACTAGATCATTGGAACTTAATCTCTGACGGAAATGACGTACTAGATGTATCTCAAGAGGCTATTACTGATCTTCCTGGGTCTAACTACGCAATTAAACTAGATGTAGAAACTGCCAAGCGTGCAGGTATTGTTCAGTTCCTAGAAGCTAAAGATGCCCAGAAGTTTAAGGGAAAAACCGTATCTATCTCTTTTGCGGTCAAGAGTGCAAATATCTCAGCAATCAGAGCCACCGTACTCTCATGGTCTTCAACTGCTGACGCTATTACCTCAGACATTGTAGGTACATGGGCTGCAACACCCACTTGGGCTACCAACTGGGCAGATAACGCTACACCCGCTGATCTAACCGTAACAAGCTCATGGACTACGGTAAAAGTAGAGGGTATCGCAATTGATGAGGCAACTGTAAACAACCTAGCCCTAGCCATCTGGCTACCTAACGAAGAAACCATAGGAGATATTGTTTATATAAGTCAGGTTCAGATGAATATGGGTAGTGTAGCTCTACCATTTCAACCAAAGAGTTATGCACAAGAGTTAGCAGATTGTCAGAGGTATTACTGGAGAAGCACAACCGCAGCCAACCACGTAATCGGTTTTGGCATGGCAGTTAGTACAACAGTTTTCAAAATAGGACTAACTCCGAATACACAAATGAGAATAAAACCAGCCATAGAGGTAGTTAGTGTTTATGGATCTGATGGAGTGTCTACATTTGTAGGAGTTACTCCTACAGTAGACGCATACTCTGACAATCTTGTTTGGTTAAGCATTACAACAACTGGTTTGACTCAATTTAGACCCTACTATTTATCTGTTTACGTTGCACCAGGCGGTATAGGACTAAGTGCAGAACTATGAAACTCAACTCTTTCATCACCACCTACAACGGAAAGACACCGTAAATGATAAAAAAAAACACACCCACCTGCTACACACTCACTACACTTAGACCTCGTAGAAGTTACTATTATGAAAAGATCACTTGATAGAAAGATAGCAAAAACGCCCATGTCGCAATCTCAAACCATAAACCAAATGGCAATAGATCAAGCAGTGATCTTGAATAAGATAACCAATATCGAATCTAGGGTTACCTCGATTGAAAAGAAACTCGACTCTGATTATGTAACAAGAGATCAGTTTGTACCATATCGCTCGATTGTTGGCGGATTGGTTGGTCTAGCTTTGACCGCAGTAGCAGTAGCAATCGTTAATCTGGTCATAAAATGAACACACTATCACTTAAAATCTTTTACATTATCTCTTTAATTGGTATCTCTATTGGTATCATAATCGGCATTTTAACGATTTACTGGTTAATCTATCCCTACAAAACAATGGATTTTCAAGATGAGGTGGCTAAACTAAATACCAACGAGGTCAAGAGGGGTGAGTACATCACTTACACCCTCAACTACTGTAAATATATAAACAAAGATGCACTCATTACACGAAAGTTTATTGATGGAATTGAATACACTGTTACTGATGGCTACTCTGATTTAGACGTTGGCTGTGGCACAAGAGAAGTACAGGTGTATGTTCCAAGAGGACTCTATCCAGGCGATTACCGCATTAAACAAAACAATCACTACCAACTAAACCCTATTAGAGAGGTAGATGTATTTATCTATACTGAGTGGTTTAAGGTTATATGACACTAGATCAATTCATTAAAGACTACTTAGGTAAGACAATCGGCTATCCAACAAACAGCGATTTTAACGGAGAGTGTCTTTCACTTGCCAAACAATATATTAAAGAGTGCTTTGGGTTTAACCCACCACCATCGGGGACTAACAGTGCCTATGGATACTGGAGTAACTTTCCAAGTCCTTTAGGTCAGTATTTTGTAAAAGTTAGCAATACTCCAACTGGAGTGCCAAAACGAGGAGATTTGGTAATTTGGAACACTAACGCTGGGAATGGATATGGCCACATCGCTATCTTTTTAGAGGGTACAGCGTCTAGTTTTAAGTCACTTGATCAGAATTGGAATGGTAGAGAAACCCATGTTCAGGGTCACTACTATACCAACGTGGTCGGTTGGCTCACACCTATTATGCAAGAAAAAACATATTCAGAGGCGGAAATGACCGCTATGAGATTACAACGAGATGAAAATTGGAATAAATACACAAGGGAAATCTCAGAACATAAAGCAACTAAATCAGAACTTGATGAGTTGAGAAAATCACACAATCGCTTCCTTGAAACACTCGCCTCTAAATTAGTTTGTTTGGCTGATGAAGCCAATATCATTGGTGCGGTTGAGAGACTTCTAACAGTAGAGGATCAATTAACCAAGAGTCGAAAAGACTACTCACAGTTAGAAAAAGAGAAGTTTTTACTGGAAAGTGACAAGAACCGAGAGATTGAAAAATTGCAAGATGAGTTGTCTGACATAAGAAAAGAAAACATTAGTTTTCAATCAAAACTAGCCACACAATTTATTGAAATAGAGAAACTAAGCAACAGGATTGAGGAGTTACTAGGCTTACCGCAAGAAAAGCCGATTTCAAGCCCACTCACAGGCGTATCCAGACTAATTCAAAGCGTATTAACCATACTTAGGAGGGTATTATGGCTAAGAAAATAGAGCAATTCTTCAAATCATGTGAAGAAATCTGGGGAGTAATCCCTGGGTATGTGAAAGTCGTGATTTATGCGTTTCTAACAGCGGTCATTACTTCATTTATCAACGATGGTGCGATTGACTGGAGAACCGCTTTGATAGCGGTAGCAGTCAACGTAGGTATCTATCAAGGTCCAAGAATCATTGGAACTGAAACAAGGAAGTTACTGTAGTCAGGAAAATGATATGCAAATACTACCCCTCGGTCAAGGCAAATACGTTAAAGTTGACGGCAATCTTTCTGAAGTAATTGATCTTGCAGAAGAGATTGGTCATGCCAGTTATAATCTTGAAATGTGCAAAAAAAACCTTGAGGAAGCCAAAAATAGGTTAATTGCTACAGATGGTTTGGTAGATGATGTTTTGAAACTGGTTGAAACACATAACGAGTCACAGAACATCCCTAACATTGAGCAAGAGATTGCAAAGTTTGAAGCTGATCTAATCTATTTGAAAGGCTTGTAATGGCATACGCTGTACAGGACAACTGGCAACATTACACTGACACTGGAACTGATACACGTCAGTCAAGTGTGCAGAAAAACTATACTGGAACGAACCAAAACAACGCAACCGCATTTGATTACTTCTCAGACTCAGCAGTAGCCAATGATACTGTCAACTTTAATTCAGTTAGACGACATTGGGGTATTCGTATCTATGTGGGTACAGCTTTTGCAGCTACAGCAGTTACTTTCATTTGGGAGTACCTAAACAGCGCTGGATCTTGGTCAACTCTAAGAGTTAAAAATCACAACGCTTTACTCTCAACAGGCTCACAAGATATTGAATACACTCCACCGCCTGATTGGGGTTGTACCAGAGAAAAAGGCTATGGCATCAGGTGTAGGATTGTCTCAGTCACAAACATCACGGAGGGCGGGGCTAATTCAACTAACAAGGTAAAGTTTAATCATAAAGCAATTAGAGTCACAGGAACAGAAACCACCATTACGGGTGCTATTACTCTCAATAACGCCAACACTTACGAGATTCTACCAGCTACTACTTCTGCGACAGGACTCATACCTATTCAAATGTCGGTAGGGCTTGTTAGGGATATTGCCAAGGTTGATGTCATTCTAGCAGGAACGTCAGCAGGTGCAGGAGATACGGTTGATTTAACAGGAGTAGACCTAGACGGTAACGCTTTAACTGAGACTATAGATGTATCTGGTGGAAATGCAACATACACTTCTACTCTAGCCTATGCTGATCTAACTCAAGTAGATTGTAACGGCTTCACAGATGGCACAACAAGGGTTCTGCAAAAGAAACTAGGACTAATTGAACTGGTTACTGAAAATACCTATATCCTGAATTGTTTTCTTGAGATTGGTGATGGCTCAACTGGAGCTACAGTTACTTATTACGACTATGCTTTAATCTTTTTACGAGGGGCACATTGGCACACGAGGACAAGTTCTACCTTTAATACAGGGGTTTTAGTTGGTTCGGGAACATCGGGGGCTGACTATAACCGAGGGTGCTACATACAAGAGGGAACTTACAATGGTGGTGATTGGGGTATTGGGTCGGATATTAGGCACTTAATGAATACGGGAACGACCAACATTCAGGGATCAATGCTTGCCTTTCTCATAGGCAATGACTCCGAACCAATTTTTAAAGGCTATACAAACACTGTTGTCAACTTTAGAAACTCCTTGATTAGAAGTACAAATCCAACCACTAGGGGTATTTATGGTACTGGTGGAACAATGACATTTACCAAGGTAAAGTGTGACTTGAATTTCCAGCAATTCTCTACTACTTTGACTTTTTCTGACTATACTGGTCCAGCATTGAACGCCGAGATTGGGGCAACCTCATTCACCGCTAACGGTATAGGACTCAGATCAAACTCTAGTATCTGGTTTTATACAAGCAACGGTATTGGCACTTACTTAAACACTACACTTACTACAGCTAATTTTGGAATCGGTTATAGCGGTAGTGGAAATGGAACAGAAAAATTAAGACTCTCTTACACATTCAACGCCTTGGTTATCAACGAAGCAGGTACACCTATTTCAAGTGCAACAATTAAAATAACCGATGGAGTAGGTGCAGTTACGACGCTCACAACAGACGCAAATGGCGTGGTTACGGAAACTAATCTTGTGGCTTATTCTGGTAGTTATGTGGCAGGTAATCCTTCAATCACTTGGGTCAACAAATCAGCTTACACGTTTGAGATTAAGAAAGCAGGATACAGGAAAGTCAAGATACTTAAAACAATTACCGAAGCCATAGATGAGATTATTGTAATGGAAAGACCTATTGTATTTATTGACCAGGAGACAACCTAACTATGCGTTATAAGATCAGCGAAACACCAACAATACTAGGCAAGTTTGATACAGGTGCAACTGTAACGATAGCTCTTTATGACCTATCAACCGAAGCGAGTGTCACTTTAACCAGTAGTTCCTGTAATGAGGTAGGTTCAACGGGTGTGTTTGCATGGTCTACATCAAACATCACAACTCAACCCACGACTCTTAAAGAGTATTTGTGGATAATGACCGATAGCACAGTTACAAGTTACGGAAAAATTGTCTTGGGTGGGTATCCAGAATTAGTAAGTCTTGCTGAGAGAATTAAATACATAGTAGGAGGAGAGTTACCACTTTACTAATGAAAGAAACACTCATAGCGGGTGATGGTAAACCCTCACCAGAAGATCCCAAACCTAACCCGAAGCCACCAGTTAAGTTGTGGGAGTATCTACTTTTAACTTATGAAGCTAAGTGAAAACATCCGCCAACACGAACAGTTTGAGGTTGATCGCAACCTGTATGATTTTTACACGCTACAAGAACTTTTCCACAGAACAGACCAAGAATGGCAAGAAGCCAAAGATGAACTAGAAGTCAGAGATTTAGAGAAGCTACTCCATGAAGTCCTAGATGTGTGGAATATGATCGGAGCAGTCGTACTTCACATTATCAATGAGCTAGGTATCGCACCTGAGCAAGTAGACACGATTATGGGGCTGATAAACAAGTCACGTGACGCTAAATATGCAGTAGAGTATTTTAGAAGTATGCCACCAGAAGATGCTATTCAGCTTTCACGTGAGACTTGGGCGATGCGGAGGAATGGTCATTATTGATCTTTTAGTTAAAACCTAATAAATGTCTTATACCAGCAATAA